ATACCAAAGAGCCGTATCGCATCAAAAAGAAGTTCAAAAGCGGATTGGTTGGCGTTCGGTCATCGGTACGCTTGTCGAAAGGGGCTGGTTTAATCATCCCAAAATGACGCCGATGGAAAGCGCTTTGCGAAGCCGCTTTGAGGATGCCGTTAGGGCTATCAGCAGAGAAAACGCAATGTTATGAAGCATAAAAAAAAAGACGATTTGCCCCACAATGTCAGCCGGTTCAGAGTTATAAAAAATACCGGCGATACGCCTATTTTCATAAGCCGACCTGATCGTCAACAGGTCCGCTACGTTTCCAGCGTGGAAACTGATGCGGATTTTTCATTTTCGGACGGGGCGAATATCCAGGCGGTAAAGCCTGGAAATACAAAGAGGCCGAAGATTAAAATAGTGATTGAAAACACAAAACCGCAAACGTGAACGCAACGCAATCCGACTTTTACAACGCCTTAAAACAGGCGGTTATGTTTTCGCCGCAATACGTCACACCCGGCAGCGGGAACGGTAAGGTGTGGAAATGTCGGCAGTTGCAGACGTTCCGGGTAATGCAAAAAGAACGCGGGGCGGAATTGGTCAGCCCGAATTTGGGTGCAACGATTTGCGACAAAGGCAAGTCATTCTTTTGGTCGCGCAAGTGGCATGAAAGCGGGTACGGCGATCCGATTACATTCACATACCCTGCATTGCTTCTTACCGAACTTTCCTTTTCTACGGATTTGGCTTTTCAACAGCGCACTAAACGCTGTTATACGTATCAGTTGGCGGTGGTCGATCAACAAAGCGATGACTGCAAAACGTGTGCGTGTGAGAGTTGCGAAAAGCGGACGGTTAACGAAATCTTTGCCGATACCGAGGCGCTTTTATTCGATGCGCTCTACTACCTTTCAGGGGTGAAGGGCGCCACCTTGCAGCCGGGCGGCGAAGAAGGGTTTTGGAACACGACGTACCTGGATTACCTGCAAGAGCAGGGGCAAATTTCGAGTTATGCGCCGGGGCAAGATTGGGGCGGACTGCTCAACGGGCAAAACAAAAATCTTTCGGCGTATCGGATAGCGGTTGAAAATCCAAAGATTTACGGAACGGCTGCGAATTTCACGGCCTGTTTCCATAACTGCGAGGCGACGGAATTAAACTTTAACCTGCCCGACTTCAAAGCAATGGCAAGGGAGGCGGGTTGCAAAACTTGCGGATAATGGGCAAGAAATCAGGACAATTTAGAATTGATGCATTGCAAAGCAAGATAGCCTTATATGTGCAGGCAAAAGCGCACATTGAGGGATTGGGCAAGCAAAGCGAGATCACCCTAAATAGTACGCTTGGCGAATTAGTTGAATGGATTAACCCACGACTTAATGAAATGGAAATAGAACTTAAAGAATTAACTGACCGTAGACGCGGTGCCGCACTTGCGGATAATGAAAGAACAAATTAAAAATATCGTTATGCTTTTTGCCTGCATTATGGCTGTCTTTTACTTCTTTTTCAGAGACGAATGACAGACCTTGAACAAAGCATCGTATCAGGTTTAGATGCTGCTATGAAGCGGCTACAAACGGATTTACCAAAAGAGCAAAAGGCGCAGGGGCATAGCCTGACAGGGAAAAGCGAAAGGTCGTATGAATACGAAATAACGGTTGAGGCGGGAAAGGTGCGGGCGGTAATGATAAACGAGGATTATGTTTTAGCATTGGAAACCGGCGTTCGTCCTGAAAATGTGCGTTATCCAATTTCGGTAATGATAGCATATTGGGCGCGGCGCGGCGTTACCGGCAGGGAAGGGATTAGCGCGGCTTGGGCAACAAAACGTAAGCATGAGCGAGTAGGGATACCGACTTTTGAGAGTTATAGGTTTTCATCTACCGGCGAAAGGACAGGGTTTATGACAACGGTTATCGAAAGGGATTTGGAATTGATCGGCAGGATATTGGAGGAAAAAACGGGGCTGACTTTGGAAATTGTCATTGCGCCGGAACTGGATAAAATTGAACCAATTAGAATTTTTGTGTAATGGCAAGAAAGATACTTTTCGAGATCGAAATTGAAAACGTCGGAGCCGCCCGGCGTATCGAAGCCTTACGCGAAGAAATCCGGCGGCTGAACAAAGAGTTGAAGGGCGCGGACGCGGGCAGCGACTCGTTCAAAGAACTGGTTGCCAAAATCACAGACGCGAAACTCGAAACGGCTGAATTAAAAGAGCAGCAAAAGCAACTTAACCGCGAATTTCAGGCGGCAAAGTTTCAGAAAGACAGTTTACAGGGGTTGCGTATTGAGTACGGCAAATTGGCCGACCAAATCAAAATCTTGTCAGCAACAGAGCGGGCAAGCCCATTTGGCCAAAGCCTTATAGCAAACGCGGCGAATGTCAAAAAGCAAATTGACGGTATAGAGCAGTCAATTGGCAGGTTTACCGGCAACGTCGGAAACTACCGTTCGGCGTTCGATGGACTAAACAACGTCCTGCTTTCAATCGGGGCGGGGTTCGGCGTAAATGAAATTATCCAGCAAAACACACGACTATCTGACAGCATTGCGAACGTCGCAAAAACAACGGGGCTGACAATCGAACAGGCGGAAAAACTGTCAGAGGTGTTGAAGTTCAGGGATACCCGGACAAGCCTGGCAGACCAATTGAAGATAACCGAAATCGGTGGGCAGTTAGGTATCGCTACCGACCAATTAGAGGCTTTTACGTCTGGCGTTGATGTTCTCAATGTCGCTTTGGGAGATCAATTTGGGAACGTGGACAACCTTACCCGCGAATTTGCCGGGCTTCGCAATGTCCTTACCGACTTCAAAACAGAGAACGCGGCGGATGATATTCTGAAACTTGGTAACGCGGTTAACTTCCTGGAGGCACAGGGGAACGCAACCGGGCAAAGCATTGTGGATTTTGCCGGGCGTATCGCCGGTGCCGGTGTTCCTTTGGGCGCAACGACGGCGCAAATTATCGGCTTATCAACTACCCTTTCAGAACTTTCAATTAATCCTGAAAGGGGCGCTACTGCCGTATCCAGACTGTTGACAGAGGTGGCAAGATCACCGCAGATATTTGCGCAGGCCATTGGTGAACCTGCCGACACGTTCACGAAATTTGTTGAAACCGATATTGTCGGGGCGCTGGCATTGGTATCTGAAAAGATAGCGACAAATAGCACGACAAACATAGCCTTTGCGCAAACGCTCGAAACGCTTGGCATAGGCGCACAGGGCGCGATAGAAGTGTTCGGAAAATTGGGCGGCTCTACCGATCTGCTACGGCAGCGTATAGGAGAAGCCGGGCAAACGCTGCAAAATACCGACAGCATTACCCGCGAATTCGAGGTGAAAAACAATAACGCAGCGGCGGCGGTGGAAAAATTGCGCAACGCGATAACCGGGGCTTTCACAGGAACGGATGCGCAGGACGCTATTGCGGCTATTGCAAACAGCCTTACGGATTTGGTAGGCGTATTGGGCGATACGGTGGATTTTTTCAAGGAAAATGAATTGGTGGCCATTGAGTTTGCGGCGGCGCTCATTTACCTGAACAGGCAGGGGATTTTGTCGGCATTGCCACTTTTGAAAACATTGGGCGTGTCGCTTGGAATATTGACGGTCAACGAAGCCGGCGCAATAACCGCAACCAACACCATGACAACGGCGCAAGGTCGTGCAGCAATTGCGGCCGGTGTTCAGGCGACGGCAACGCGGGCTTTGGCATTGGCTCAATCCGCACTGCCTTTTGTCGCTGTAATTGCCGCTACTTATGCGCTTGTTGCGGCGTGGGAGGCTTATGAGGAAAGCGCAAGCGCATCGGAAAAGGCTGCAAAAACGTTGGCAGATGCGCAGGCAGACATAGCAAAGGAAAGCGCAAAGGAAACAGAGGCAGTGCGGCGTAATATTGAAATCCTGAAAACAGATGTCAGCAGCAAAGAGGAGAGGAAAAGGGCAATTGATGAATTGCAAAAAGCCTATCCTAAATACTTAGAGGGGCTGGACCTGGAAAAAGCAAGCGTTCAGGAATTGAGCCAATTGCAAGACCAGTTGACCGAAAGTATCATTCGTTCGGTTGCTGAACGCCGTAAAGCGACGGCACAGGAAGAAATCGCCGGAAAGATAATTGAGCAAACGCTGGAGGTCCGGCGGCTTGAAAAGCAGGGGAACCTTTCTGTCCAGGACATTGAGCAGCAAAGGCAGTCATCGGGCTTGCAGGGAGGATTAGGCCAATCGGCTGCATTAGACCAAATAGCGGTTGAGAACGCGGCTAAAAGCAATATAAAAGCGTTGAACGATGCGCGCTCAGAACTGCAAAAACTTCAACAAGAGTTAGAATTAACCGGGCGGGCGTTTGATGACGCATTCAGCATAGGAGGAGGAGATCAGGGGTTAACCCAGCAGCAGCGCGATTTAGCCGGGTTCACAACCGACCTTGCCGGGCAATTCGGAAATTTTGCAAAAGCAGGCGACGCGGCGGCCGTCACAACTAAAAAGACGGGTTCCGAAAGCGAAAATGCTGGAAAGAAAATACAAGGGCTTGGCGGCAATGCGAAATCGGCAAAAGACGAAATCAATGCACAGGCCGGAAGCGTTGCGGCACTACGTGACGAAATATCAAAACTTGAAAAACAGATACAGGCGACAGCGCCCGGCAGCCCTGCCCTGGAAGGCCTGAATAAACGACTGGTTGAAACAAAGAATCGGCTGAAAGAAACCGAGCAAGCGCTTTTGGCCTCTACTTTCAAAAGCCTGTTTGGTCGGGATTTGGTAGCGCCGGAAATAGACGTTTCGCAGCAGCCGGAACTTACGATCCAGCCTGAACTGGTATTTGAGCCGGACGCGAAAGAAAAACTTATTCAGGAAGCAAAAGCGGTTGCGGATGCGGTGGAGGCGTCATTGAAAGCGGTTGAATTCAAAGTTGAAGTACCTGAAAACGACGCTGAAAAGAAATTCCGGGAAGAAAGGGAAAAAGGTAATGAGGCAATAAGGAAACAACAAGAAGAGGACGCGGCGGCGGAATTGAAGCGGCGCGAAGAATTGCAGCAGCAGGCAATTGATTCAGCCCTAACGGCCGCGCAAACAATATCCGACAGCCTTACCCAAATTCAAAACAACCGATTG